CTTGCAAAGATCGCTCGTGACTTCGCTGAAGTACGCGCACAAGACGAGCATGACGCTCTATTGTCAGTTCTTCACGGTGTTGCAGCAGCTGAAACCGTAATCGGTTCAACTTCAGGTGTCGTTGACTTCGACACAGACGTAGACGCAGCTGGCATTGGCCACTTCGTAGACATCAACGAATTAGGCATGTTTGGCGCAGCAGCAACTGATGCGACTGATGAGCGTAAACTATTTGATGCTAGTGCTATGGGCGCAGCCCGTGGTGAGCGTTTGTTCAAAGCAATCGGTGGCGCTTTCAAAGACTACGAACCAGACTTCATGTATCTTGTAACTTCACCAGAAGTTATGGCTGAAATGCGTGCTGCTAACCTAGTAGACGAAACACGTATCACAGAAGGCAACCTCGAGTTCTCAACAATCTTCGGCGGAAAATTCCGTTTGATCATGACTCGTGCAAACCAAATGGCTTCTAACGTTGCAACAGCTAACTTGAACGTACGTTCAACTAAATGTTCATTCGTTCTCAAGCCAGGTGTTGTTGCAGCAGCTTCTATGCCAATCCCAACACCAGTAGAAGTAGACCGTGTAGCGGCTTCTTACACAGGTGGTGGTTCAACAAACATCTGGTATCGTTGGGGCTATGCAATGCACCCAATGGGTTACGACTGGGTTGGTGGTACAACTGCTTTCGCTTCAAATGCGGATTATGCAAACCCAGCTTCTTATGGTCGTAAGATGGATGCACTAAACTTGGGTATCCTACCTATCTTCCACTCTTAATAGTTAAGGATAAGAACTAATGGCATTAATACTAGACGAAAATTCTTACGTTGACCTCTACGAGGCTGACGAATACTTCAACACTCGTATAGACAGTGCCAGCTGGTTTGATGCTGGGTCAGAAGAAGATGACTCAGTACAAGAACAAGCACTAGTGACAGCCACCCGCGTGATCGATGATCAATGCTGGATTGGCACCGCTGTTAGTTCTTGCCAAACACTGGCATGGCCTCGTAAAAACGCATGCTACCACGACTGTAGGCTAAACCTCATGGTCGAGTATGCGTGTGACGAGATCCCTGTATGTGTTAAGCATGCTGTATTTGAGCAAGCTCTTCATTTACTTATGAATGAAGACCTGTTAAGCAATACTCGGCAAAGCTATGAAAGCATTAGCATTGGTAGTATCAGCTTATCAGACAGTGATAGCAGCAGAGACATAAGAATCCCCCGAATCAGCCCCCAAGCCAGACATTGTCTGCGGAATCTCGTTGAGAGAGGAAGCGGCTTACAGAATGGTCAAGGTGGTATGTGGTGGAGGACTAACTGATGTCTTTGAGATCCAAGATTAAGTCAGCAGTAGACAAAGCTTTTGTTGCTGCTGGCGACTTGGTCAAGGATGGTGTTTTAGAGAATGTTACGATGGGCGGGTATGACTTCGCTACTCGTAGTGTTACTAAAACCAGCACTACTGAAAGTGTTAGAGTTATTATTACTCAAAAGACTTACACCAGTGGTGGTGATAAGGGTGAACGGGAAGAATGGACTTTCATTATGAAAAGTGGTCCAAAGTTAGACATGTATGATACTATCACAGTTGATGGTGTTGGCTACAAGATAGCCAGCTACACTGATAACGACTTTGCCATAGAGGGAACTCTGGGGCCAAGCGGAACAGGAGACAACTGCGATGTATAATGATGTTCTAGCTGACATAGAAGGTGCGATGGCCACGGTGGCCGATCTAACTCTATTTCCCAGCAACTTTGCAGTTCAAACAGACTGTAACCCGCAGTATGGCATACTTAAAGTAATGCCTACTAATGGTACGGTGGTTGCTCACGCTGTTACAAAAGAACTTTCGGGTTTAGTAGCAGTAAAACTTTTTGTCCCTAGCGGACAGGGAGAGAGCAAACTCTTTGAGCTAGCAGACCAGCTTGACACAGCACTCCAATACAAATACTTAAACAACAGGACTCGCCTTGGGGCTAGTTACTTATCTATCGAGGGACCAGATCCCGAAAACTCGTCACTATACAGTGGCAGTTACTTCATACCATTTACTATTTATAAGGAATCATAAAAATGGCACACATTACTTCACTTAGCGCTGGTATTTACACATACCTAGACATTTTCACAGGCTCAATCCCAGCTGACACAGACACAGCAGCAGAAGCAGCAGCAATCTTTGCTGGCGCAACTGGCCCAGGCACCGACACAGTTCGTATGCCAAGTGTTCGTGAATTCCCAGCCGTGGGTACTCCAGCGAACATCGTAAACGTTCCAGTTTACGGTCAGCCAACTTCATCACAGGTACAAGGTCAGTCAGACGCTCCATCACTTGAAATCACAGTGAACTACGTTGCAGAAGACATGCAAGCAATCCACGCCTTGATCGACGGACAAGAAAAATTGTTCCGCTTCATGATGACAACCGTACCATGTTCAGAATCTGACTCAATCGGTTCTGGCGCTGACATGGCATCTCACGAGAACACAGAATTCTATGTTCTTGGTAAAGTTGAAGCTATCTTGGTTAACCCAGCACTAACAGACGCTACTACAGCAACTGTTACTTTGTCAGCTCAGTCTGACTTCATGGGTCCAATCACTATCTAAGTTTATAACTTATCGGGGGAGGCTTTCGAGTCTCTCCCACCCTAGTATTTTATTATCAGTAAGTAAGGAATTATAATGGACAAACCATTTAGTAAAAGTTTTGTGATGCGTACGACATTTCGTCATATGCGGCGTAGTGTAGACATCAGCATCCGTAAAAGCTTTGAACGCTTCCAAGATTTTGATCAGAACGACAAAGCGGGAGTAGAAATCATGGAGACACTATCAGTGCTCCACCAAGTACGTAAGATGTTGGACGACTTTCAGAAGACCAACGAACATTTATTCACAGACCAAGACAAATTAGATTAATCAGGAGAAAATTAGTATGAAACATCTAGTAGGAAAATCGATCACAGAAAAAGTCCCTTTCATGGGAGAAGAAGTAGAAGTACGTAAAATGACAGTAGGTCAAGTTATGAGTCTACAAAAACTTGTTGAAAAAGCAAATAAATCAAAGGGCGAAGACGCGCAGCTAAACTTGTTGTGTGATGTATGCCGTTTGGCTGTAGTTGGAGCAGATGAATTAACCAACGAAGATTTCCGTGAGTTCCCACTTGGCGAACTCACAAAACTATCTGAATCCGTAATGGCTCTTTCAGGTATTGGCGGCGGAGCCGAAGAAGCGGGAAACTAACTCTCAATGAAGAGAATCTTTATGAGATTGCGTATCACCTCGGAATCCCCGTTTATAAAATGTTAGAAGAAATGCCTCAAACAGAACTATTGAAGTGGGGGCAATACTTCAGTAAAAGACCCATTGGTTGGAGGGAAGACCAGCGTACCTACATGCTGCTATCAGCGCAGGGATACAAGGGAAAGCCCGAAGACCTATTTCCAACACTGAAACAATTAAAAGAGGGAATACCAGCCGAAGAGAAAGCCTTGCCTAAGGGCAAGTTCCTTGACATGATGCTAAAAGCCAAAGGAGGCGATGGCAGCGGTTGGACACCCCCGTGGTTAAACAAATAATGAAGATATCTCTTGATAAAATAGATTTTGAAAAGGAGATGCGGCGGATTCGAGAAGAAGTCGCCCGTCTCGCAAACCAAGAAATCCGAGAAAAGATTATTTTTGCAACAGAACAACTTCGCATAGTTACACCCGTAGACAAGGGTAGAGCCAGAGCGGGTTGGCGTTATGAAATAGAACAATCCGGATTTAGAAACACCTTTCAAGGTGGATCAATAATAAACCAAGTTGAATACATTGAGCGGCTGAACAGAGGCCACTCTAAACAAGCCCCAGCGTACTTTATAGAACAAACTCTAAACGCTACAGGTATTTTAACCCCATAATACAGTAACTTGCCCCTGATGGTGTCCCAATAATGTGGATGTTATACAGGGGCATTTTTATTAAAGGAGTAAATGCTATGTTAAACGATAACAAAGGCGTTAAAATTAATATTACAGCTGACGCCTCAAAAGCCACAGCTGAAATGAGAAAACTAAATGTTGGCATGGATAATGTCGGCAAAAATGCAGATAAACTAACTGCCACTTTTAAAAAGTTAGCCGTAGGAATTGCAGCTGCCTTTAGTACTAAGGCGATAGCTAATAATCTTAAAACTGCTACGGATGGCATGATCAGCCTTCAAAACCGTGTTAACTTGGTTACTCAGGACGCACAGAAAACACAAAAAGTTTTAAACAGCCTGTTTGACATCAGTGCTTCAACAAGAAGTGATGTTGCAGGTAGTATTGATATCTTTAACCGCTTTGGTTTAGCTCTTAAGAGCCAAAATAAGCCTGTTAGCGAGTTACTGAAAATTACAGAAACAGTAAACCAAGCTATCCAGATTTCTGGTAGTAGTGCTGAAAGTGCTAACGCAGCGCTTGTTCAGCTTGGTCAAGGCTTGGCGTCAGGCCAGCTACGTGGCCAAGAACTTAACTCAGTGCTAGAACAGACACCTCGTTTAGCCAG